GTACAAGTTCTGTTCTATCCATAGGGCAACTAATGAATATGGCAGAAGTTGCTAAGTGCAAAGGGATATTCATGGTAAATGAAGAAACCCTCGCCAATCTAGTTCCTGGCAGCAGTCCTACATTAGATGAATGGCGAGGCTCTAAGTTAGATTATTCTATCCCAATCATCGTGGGGAATTCCCTCGCTAACCTTGCCACTGTACCTTATGCTAAGATGGTAGCAGAGCAGGACTTAGGAAAGTTCCGTACATTGCAACCAGCAGTTCCTTTCAATTACACAGTACTAGAAACTCCAGAATTACAAAGAGAGGCAGAAGAAAGTCTAAGCCACGCCGACCTTATTGCTTATGATATTGAGACAAAGACTATCAACAAGGACGAGGCTAATCTAAAGGCTGGGGATACTATAATTACTTGCTGTTCTTGGACAGGGGTATTTCCAGATGGAAGCCTAAAGACTTACGTGCTCCCTTTTGTAGACTTCCTAGTAGACCACTGGCTATTAGATTCTCAATATGCTGCTGCGATTCAGTTAATGCAGAGAATCAACAAGTTGCCAGTCCCCAAGGTTATGCACAATGGGATGTATGATTCTACCCACTCAATTATCTATAATGCAGAGCCTTATAACTGGGTGCTAGATACTATGGCGATGTGGCACGCAACCTATTCAGAACTTCCCAAAACCCTCGACTTTGTTGCGTCCCTTACACTGCATGACTATTACCAATGGAAGCCTGAAGCTAAGGCTGCATCAGGTAGTAAGGATATAGCTAGATACTGGGCATACAATGCTAAAGATACTTGGACAACCGCGCGGATTTGCCTAGTCCTATTACACAACTCTGCAGCTTATGCAAGGAAGAACTATCAGTCTCAATTCAAACTGGTCTATCCTTCCCTCTACTGTAACTTTGTAGGAATTAAGATAGACCAAGAGAAGCGAAAAGAATTAAGGCTCGCAGAAGAAACTAGGGTGCAGGGTTCTTTAGTAACTCTAAGAACTCTACTGGCTGACCCCGGATACAATCCAGGCTCTCCTAAACAGACTGCTACCTATATCTATGACGTACTGGGTGGAGCTGACCCTAAGATAGGAACAAAGAAGAATTCTGACGGGAAGAAAGTAAAGAAGATTAGAGCTACGGATGAAAAGAATCTGCTCTCCGTAGGGAATCAGCACCCAATCCTACTAAGGGTAGTAAAGGCAATAGTCTCTTATAGGGAAGCTAGTAAAGCTATCTCTACTTATATGGACTTCCTGCAAAAGAATGGAAGACTTCTATATGCCTTGAACCCTTTTGGTGCAGAGACAGGAAGAATGGCTTGTCAGTCATCATCCTTATGGTGTGGGACACAGGTGCAGAATATCCCACCTTATGCCAAGCCCATGCTGGTGGCTGACGAGGGATTCATTATGGCAGAGATAGATAATAGTCAAAGTGAGGCTAGGTGCACAGCCTATCTTGCCCAAGATTGGGTATTAGCAGCAGCCCTAGAAGACCATGATAAAGACTTCTACACTTCTCTAGGAACCTTATTCTTTAATATCCCCTACGAGGAAGTAACTCAGGATTTCCGTGACAATGTATTGAAGAAGATTGTGCATGGAACAAACTACATGATGGGAGCTAAGACCTTTGTAGAGACTGTAGGGGCAGAGACTCTCCTAGAAGCAGCAGATAGACTGGGGGTTCACCTAGCAATGACTCCACAGAGTCTCCAGGAGTTTGCACAGTCCTTGCTAGAAGCCTACCATGTTCCTTTCAATAAGGTTCGAGTATGGTATCAAGAAGTAAAGAATGAGATTGTAGCAACTAAAACTCTAACCAGTCCCTTAGGGCATGTTCGCTGGTTCTTCGGAGACATGCTTAAAAGTCATATGGCATTTAATTCTGCTGTAGCCCATGCCCCGCAGAATCTTTCTGTAAGTATTCTAAACATCGGGCTATGGAAAGTCTGGAAGCTGGTGAAGGAAAGCAACGGGGACTTAGTCCTACTAGGACAGGTGCATGATTCTGTATTATTCCAATATAGGAAAGGAAGGGAAGACCTAAAAGATAAAGTAGTAGATGCAATGCAAAATACGGTATCAGTTAATGGGAGGGTACTTAGAATTCCAACTGTACTTAAACAAGGCAATTCTTGGGGGACTATGAAAAAATGACACAAGCTAATATCTTTACCGTACTGGCAGGGCTGCTTGTAGTAATTTGGGCACTTCTGTTAGCTCTTATCTTAATAATTATATACTAATCAAAGAAGGAGAATCAAAATGAATTACGAATTGGAAGAGGAACTAAGAGAACAGGCTCAAGTATTAAGGGAAAGACTGGAAGACCAAGTAGAGTTGCTTTCTCTATTTACAGTAATCCCTTGGGCAGAAGAGCTTAGGCAGAAGAGGCAAAGAGAGCTTCTAGAAACTATTGCAGCCAGCTGTGAAATCTTCTATAAAATTCTACTTAAGGAAGGGGATTCAAAATGAAAGATGAATTAAAGCATCCAATACAGGTACTAAGAGGATGTATAGCCATTAGGAAGGACTTACTTAGAACCCATATAAGCAATACCGGAATGCACGAAACAGACCAGTTAGTGCATAGAGACTTACTGGAAGGGATTATAGATAACTATGAAGCTCTTCTGGAGCTAGTCACACGGGAATCCACAATAGAAGAAGGAGGAGAATCAGAATGAATTATACCTTGAAAGAGGAACTAAGAGACCAAAGAAGGGTCTTGCAAGGAAGAATAGTCACTAAGGTAGACCTACTTAGAATCCATATACGGGTAGCAGGGCTGGAAGAACAGGAGAGACGAAGGCAGGAGAAGCTATTAAGCTCCATCCTCGCAAATTACGACCTTCTCTTAGAACTGTCCGAAGGCACCCCTTTTAGTAAGGGGATTCAAAATGAATGCTAACCCAGAGAAACAAACAAGAACCTTAAAAGAAAACCTGTCCTATCAACTGAGGACACTAACTGGGTACATAGCAGTTATAGGAGCAGAAGAACCAGAGCAGACGCGGCAGAAAGAGCTGCTTAAGGCTACTATAGCATACTGTGACAGCCTTCTTCAACCCTTTATTCAAGAAGGGGAATCAGAATGAAAGATGAACGAAAGAAGAGAATTAAATCTCTACAGGACACCCTAACTGTTCAGGTAGTCTTGCTCCCACTCCGTATAGAATTAGCGGCAGGATTAGGCGAAGCAGAACAGGAGGGACTGGAGAAGTCACTAAAAACTATTAAGGCAGTCTGTGATAAGCTTTTTGCTCTTCTTACTCCTGCCCTTTCTACTCCTACCATTCCTACTAAGTAGAATAATTAAGGTAACTATTGTGGATTTCTTTAGGGAATACTTTGAGTATGTAGGAGAGTCTGAAGCTCCTACTGCTTTTCATAGATGGTGTGCTCTTTCCGTACTAGCTACTACCATAGGGCGAGAGGTATGGATACCCTTTGGGCATAGTCCTATATATCCTAACCAGTACATCTTACTACTAGGAGTTCCTGGTAGTAGGAAGAGTTCTGCCATAGGTATAGCAAAGAAAGTCTTGAGACTATCAGGATATACTGCCTTTGCTAAAGACCGAACTTCTAAAGAAAGATTCTTCTCGGACATGGCACGGACTATAGACTTCGACGAGGAGGGTCTGGACATAGAAGCATTAGTCCTAGACTCTCCTTCAGAGATAACTATAGCCAATGGAGAATTCCTAGACTTCATTGGGCGAGGGGATATGGACTTTCTTACAGCTCTTACTAATCTATGGGACTGCCTCGCAAAATACGAGCACCCCAAACTACATGGAAAGGATGTAATCATTCAAAGACCCACTGTGAATATCCTAGGAGGGGCTACAGTGAAGGGGCTAGGCATGGCTATTCCAGCAGAAGCCTTAGGGACTGGAATTCTATCCAGACTTATGCTAATCCATGCCGATGCCACTACCCGCAAGATAACCTTCCCTCCGCCAGTCCCTGACAGTAAAGCTGATAAACTGGTACAGAGATTAAAGCAAATCAAATCAGACATGAAAGGAGAAATGATTATAGGAGAAGAGACTAGAGAACTATTCGATAGGATGTATAAGAATTGTCCAGGAATCCCAGACGCTAGGTTTGCAGACTATATGGGACGCAGATTTATTCATCTACTAAAACTTTCCATGCTCTTTGCCTTAGCAGACTTAAGAATGGAAATAACCTCAAGGGATGCACTATCTGCGAACACAGTATTAAGCTGCGCCGAACGGGAGATGCCAAAAGGACTAGGAGAATTCGGGCAGAGCAAGTACAGTGATGTAACTAATACCATTGTAGAAACTCTAGGTAAAAGCTCCCTTCCTATTAGCCACGCAGAATTATGGAAGCTGGTATCCAAAGACTTGAATGACGTAAAGGATTTAATAAACATCATGAAGAATCTAATCACCTCAGAGAAGGTACAAGTATTAGAGATAGGAGGGAAGAAAGGCTACATGCCGAAAACCTTGATTGATAAGCACTGGGAGGAGGATTTAATTCTACCTAGTATCCTAGTAGGTGATGAGTTCATATAAGGAGAAGTAAAATGAATAGAAAGCAAATAGGTGGCGACCACTATATGGTATTAGGGGTGCAGCCTTGGAAGGCTATGGAAAGCTGGATGTCCTATGAAGAGTTCACAGGCTACCTAAGGGGGAATGTAATCAAGTATCTTGCTAGAAAGAAGGGAAGCCCTGAAGATAGAATGCAGGACTTAGAGAAAGCAGAGCACTATCTCTCTAAACTAATTGAAGTCCAGAAGTATGCAGTCCAGGAGTATGCAGACATTAACAAAG